ATGGAGGTCATGAATTTTCTATAATGTTTGAAGAAGATATGTACGGTACGATAGGGAATTTTGTGAATTGGAATCAGCGGAAAATTTGCGATGATTCAGGTTATCATTTCCCCACACATCTAAACCGTATAGGCAATATAATAATAGAAGTATTTTCAGAGCAAGATGTACCGATCTATGCTCATAGGTATAGTAATTGTTATTTTTTAAGGAGTACCCCAATAACATATGATTATACATCTACAGTAGCGCAAAAGATATCAATTACATTTGGAAGTGAAGAACATACATTTTATACGAACGAAAAGGATAATATTAAAACTGAGAAATCAAATGAGAAATTATCTTTTACTGAATTATTAAAGAAGACGTTTTTGTAATTAATATAAATACATATATAAATTGAAATTGAAGGAGTATATAAGATGAAGATGAAAAAGAAATCTGTTAAAATGGAAGAATGGAATCCAGATGATCCACAAACGCCACCACAACAACATACTACACCCACATCAAACGAACCAATAGTAGAAAAACCAGATTTATCTGCTGATTATAGTAATTATGATGTTATAGAAGGTTTGCCTACTGCTGGAAAATTATATCAAAGTGGTACAGTAATTAGAACAAGATCATTAAATGTACCCGAAGTAAAGATGTTAGCGGGTATGAATGAAGATAATGCGAATGATATAGTCAATACAATATTAGATCGTACAGTAATCGGTATAGATACGGATAAAATATATTCGGCAGATAAGTTATACGTAATGTTTTGGTTAAGAGCTAATACATATAAGGAATCTGGATATAATGTTAAATTTGAATGTCCAGAGTGTAAAAACGAATCTGATTATGAATTTGAGTTAGCACAATTAAATATTAAAGAGATAACCGAAGAGAATTTGACTTTTATGAAAGATTCTTTTGAATTACCAAACAAAGATAAATTGACATTTTCTTTATTGACGGTTGGTGATGAGAAACAAAACGAACAATTTTTAAAAGATAATAGGACATCATTAATGAATTTTGATCAAGAGATTGTAGCTATATGTAGAATGATATGTACAATAAATGGTGAAACAAAGGGGATGATAGATAAGTATATGTACTGTACAGATAGATTAGATGCTGTTAATTATGCATATTTGGAATCATATTTGAGTGATAAAGGAGCGGGTATGGAACCGACAATTAATGTTAAGTGTCAAAAATGTGGAGGTTCATCGGATACGATGTTACCGTTTCGACCCGATTTCTTTCTTCCCACTGTACGGATATGAAGATATACTGGAGATGGAATTTAATCTTGCTTGGTATCTTCATGGATATCAAGTAGTATCGGATAAATCGTTTAGAGAATTGTTTTGGTTTTATGATCGATTAAAGAAGCAATTAGAAGACGAAAAAAACCGTAATAATGGTACATCTAACATGATGGGATAGTTATATATAAATACTAGTATATATATATATAGAGGAATAAATATGCCAGAAATAAAACAAACTATTTTATCTAATGTTAGAAGTGCAGTATCTAAT